AACTTACTACGAAGTTAATTCTTGGATTGAACCAGGACGAACAACCTTAGAACCGTAGATAGTATCTGCAGTAAATAGGTCAGCAAGTTTCTCTTGCTTGTACTGAGTCTGTGTACGAACTGACTGTTGAGTCGCTAGTACGTGCGCATCCTTCTGGAATAAGAAAGCTTTCTCTGTAGCACCTGTGCCTACTTGTGTAGACATATATACAGGAACACCATAGATAGAACCAATCTTACCAGTCTTAATCGCATTACCATCACCGATGAACTGTTGCTCAGTGAATCTGTCAGTTGACATTAGAGCAGTCATACAAGATGGAGTAACGATTAGTGAACGACCATCTACTGGAACATCACCATCATTCAATACTTCGATAGCTGCTAGGATAGAAGTATCCCAGTTAGTTACACCAGTAAGAACTGAGTTACCGCCTGTTAGAGCAGAAGCACCATCTAAGTCTGTGATGATTTTAGAATCAACATTCTTAGCTAGAGCGAAACCAGCATCGTCAGTGTAGAACTTACGCATAGAATTAAGAGCTTGTAACTCAGCGAAATCTTCAATATACATTGAATATTCATAGTGCTGGTCGATTGTTACAGTCTCAGTACCAGCGTTATCTGTGTTAGCAGTTACGTCAGTATTGATTACTTTAGCGTTAGCTGAGCTACGACCTGGAGTAGGAATGTGAATTGAATCACCTTTCTTACCTTGGTGGTTAATGTTACGTACTAAGTTAGCAGCAACTAGGTTAGATTTATATGTAGCAATTACCTCATCCGACCAAATCTCTGGGATGAATGCACCTACTGCACCTGGGTTAGTGGATGCGTTATACGCACCATTAGTCATATTAGCCATTTATTTTCTCCTTTGTTATATTAATAGCATATAGTTATGTAACCCTCCCATCTGCATAAGCAGCATAAATCTCATCTTGTAGAGATTCATATTTAGAAGGGTCTTCCATTTTCATACGGATTAGGTCTGCTCTTCTGAACGACTTACCTCCGCCTGTAGAACCCGAAGCTGACCTTGATTCTGTAGTAGCTGTCTTAAGTGCTTGTTCCCTCTGTTCAACTTGCTGTTGGTTTACCTCTTGTGTCTTAGAGACCATAGAACGGTCTTTCCAATTAGAGATTAACTCATTAGCTGCATCGAAGTTATAGGCATCTGCTGCTTGAAACATCTGCATACGAATCGGTGACTCCTTTACCCAGTTCTGGAACTTAGTGTCTTTTACTACGTCACCAAAGTCTGGGTGGGTTTGTTCTAACTGTGCCTTAGCAGCTTGTTGTACTTGCTGTGCTTGGAACTGTTGGAACTCTTTGAACTTAGGATGATTCTCTATCGCTTGATTTACCGCTTGATTTGGGTCATCGAAGAAATCTGTCTCCTCAGTTTCAGGATTAGTAGGTGCCTCCACCTGTGGATTATGCTGTCGGGCAACTTCAGCTTGTAAGAAACTATCTGATAACTTTCTTAACTCTCCAACTTCCTGAGCCTTACGACCCATTTCCTTTTCGAGGTTCTGATAACTATTAATAATCTCTTCTGTACTCTTACCAGCAAACTTATCAGGTACTTGGTAACTCTCCTCAGGAGGTGCCGTCTCCGTTGATACGTCTGTTGTTGGCTCTGTTGGTACTGGTGCTTCTTCTGTTGTTGCTGTAGGACTATCGTCCACTACTATATTACTCATATATAAAGTCTCCGCTCTTTCGAGTTATGGATTAAATAAATGGCAGGGCTAAATTATATCTAGTTCTTCTACCGCTAGTTTAGTTGCTTCTTCTAAGGCAATTACTTGTCTTAAAATTGACAACTGACCCTTAGCGAACCAAAGGTCTTTTTCAGATTCAATCGAATCCAATTTGTTGTAGATGGTTTTAAGTTCTTTTAGTTCTGTAACTAAAGCTCTCCATCCGTCTTGTTCTACTAGAGCTAATCTATCTTTGTAGAATTGCTCATTAGTTTGGTGGTGTTCTTCTTGCGTTTGCATAGTTTAGCATTGTCTCCGATTGAAGGTGCTCCATCTCAGGAATCTTACGCATAGTGTCTGCTTTCTTATTCTCAGATTCAGCAGTACTCTTATCGATAGCTGCTAATTCTTTCTGCATCTTAACTAGACGTTCCTGAATATCTAAATCATTAGGTTGTTCTTGTTGTGCTTTAGCTGCGTGTAACATAGCCTTAGCCTGTTCTTCTTGTGCTTCAGCTTGAGTCTTCATTACTTCTGCTTTAGCTTGCTCCATAGCTAACTGTTGCTGCATCTGTTGCATCTGTTGTGCTTGAGGGTTAGGCTTCATACCTTCCATTAGAGCATTAACAATCTGGTCTCTATTATGAATACTAGAGTTTTGGAATACTGCTAGCATCAAGATACTAAATGCTGGTGAGTCTTTAGGTACTGACTGTAACATAGATACCATCTGTTGCATCTCTAACTCTTTAGCCATAATACCCATAGTAGAGTAAGGTACAAATTTATAGTCTGATACTGGGTATCTATCTACATCAAATTGAATCTTCCTCCACATCGTCTTATTAATCATAGGGATTAAGAAGGTATTCTGGAAGTTCATAAGAGTACGCTTCTGTCTCTTGATAGATGCAGATTGCATCATAGACATACCAGAACTAGTAGCTCTATCAGGAGCTGCTGTAGAATCAGAAGAGCCTGTACCCATCTGAATCATATTTTGTAGGAGAGCTACCTGTGCATCATTATTAGGATTAGGGGAGCCTAGTGTTAGAGGCATAATAGCCTGTCTAGGGTCACCGTTCGTAAGGATAGTCTTACCAGGTCGAACCTCTAGCTTCAAACCTCTAGGTAACCTAGTGGCATCTGCTGCCATCATAGGTGTAGTAGTAAGAGCTAAGTTGTCGATTCTCGCACGCATCTCTGCATCTAATGCTTTCTGTGGATTATATCCTTTCTCACAGATACCACGTCCCCAGAACTTAGAAGGTACTAGGTCGTGTTGGTATGAGATGAAAGGTCTATCCTCCATCATAAATGGATTTTCTTCAGCACGTAGAACATATTGGTCATTAGCAATAGTTACTACAGCTTCTACTAATTCATCTGAATCATATTCGAAATCATCTTCTGATTTCTTCTTATTTAAGAATTTCTTAGGTACTTTACCCCAATATTCAGTGATTTTAATTTGGTCACTAGCATCTCTATTAGTATACTCAGGGTCAAAACCTACCTGTATTACGTCCGTATCTGCCTCAATATCAACCTTTCTATAGACACCCTTATCCATCCCTTCAGATAGAATATAACGTGGCTTATATACCTCGTGTGCTACACCTAAGGCTTCATCAATAGATTCAGCACTAGGGTCGATTAAGAACTCTTTAGGTGAGATAGCTTCAACTCTTACATCTACTTCTGTCTCTTCTCCTAACTGACGTACTGTAGTTAGTGTACCTTCTACTGGTACTTCAGCTGGTTTCTTAACTACCTTCTCTTCTGTGATAATCTTTCCAATACCAGTACCATAGACAGCACCATTAAGAAATACTTCACATAAGGCATCTTTGACACCAGCACCTTCTAAATCTTCTTGTAATAAGTTACGGATTACTTCCGCCTCTTGTTTATTCTTATCTAAGTAGTCATCTTTAATATCAAACCACTTACCTCTACCAAACGTAGCTTCTTCTATTTCAGCTACTGATGATTCTACTGCTTGTTGTAATGCAGGGGATATAAGCCTAGATTTCTCTGATGCTCTGCTCTGGTCTTCAACAGACCAAATACCTCTCCATAGACGGTAATATTCATCCCACTTAGATAGATAGTTATTATCTCTATGGTTACGCCATTGTTCTAATCTAGATGTTAACCATCCTGCTAGTGCTTGATAATCATTCTCATTATTGTAATTCATAAATCAATATCCTGATACATCATCATATGGTTCCCAATCCTCTTCTAATTCAATAGTGTGCATAAAGTCTGCCACACTAACCTGGTCTATATAAGCCAGAGCATCTATAATATCATCGTGAGTACCTTTAGTAGGAAACTCAACTAACTGTGTTTCTAGGTCTTTAATATAGCTAGGGTCAGGATTAAATGTAATCTTCCCGTGTTCTAATCTACCTTGTAAAGCCCAAGTAATTCTATCAGCCTTCTTCTTACCACCGTGAGTTACATCTGTAATAGGAACCCACCTACCATTAATCCTCATCTCATCTTCTAGATAAGGGAGGATAGCATTCTTTAACGCTCCTGCTTCAATGCCAACAGTCGTGACTTCATTTTCAATAGCCGACTGTAAAATCTTCTTAGCGGTCTCTTTAATGGACCAACGACCGTGAAGTATAGATTTAACCCACCAATGGTCACCATCGACTTTAACGATAGCAATTGCTGTTTCATCCAGCTTAGACCCTTTAATACCTCTTTCTTTCTCAACATTCTCATAACCTGCAGGGTCAACTGCCATAATGTAATTTCCTTCAGTAGGTTCTTCATCATCATATTTAATCCATTCACTCTTGAATATACCTCCTGTAAAAGAAACAAAGCTAGCTTCAAACTCTTGTCTGAATGCTTGGGTAGACATAGTATCTCTAGCTACCTTAATCTCTTCAGGGTCAATCAGAGGGTTATCAGTAGAGTTATATTGGAAAGCTTCCCAATCTGTATTCTCTTCCTTATCCGCCTCTAACCATATATCATAGAAGTGATTCTTACCTGCAGGCGTACCAATAAATAATGCACCACCCTTAACATCAGCTAGTGTAGGTCTGATGATTTGTTCCCATACTTCTACTTTCATAGAGGCATACTCATCTAGTACTACATAAGCTAGACCTACACCACGTAAGGTATCTGGTCTATCTGAACCTTTAAGAGAAATCTTCCTACCATTAACTAATGTCATAGTAGCTGTATTCTCGTGGGTCTGTTCTATTAAGTCAGTCCCTATGAGTAGCTCTTTGAGCATACCCCACATAATATCTTTAGCCTGCTGGAAGGTAGGACCTATATAAAAGACATCCTTCTCTTCAGACTGTAGTGCCTTAATGATTAGAATCCAAGCAGCTAGTCTA